GCGACCGAACGGCATACAAAGCAACACCAACCGCCCCCGCAACCGCAACCGCAAATGCAATAGCAACAGCAATTGTAGGATAATGTCACGCCCATCAACTCGCAAGAGTCGAGGTGCTGAAGGATTCAGGCATCAGCCATCGTTGAGGTTTGACCTCAACGTTCCGGCACGCCTGACCGACGGCAGCGCCCTCACTAGAGGCGAGCGGGTGGGCACCCAAGAGCAAGGATACCTTGGGCCAGTCATACAGGATAAGATCCCGTATTTGACCACTACTTCACGGGCGGATCTGCTAAGCGCGTTTAACAAGCGCGCCAATTACCATAGCAGTGCTAGGATAGAGCCTTTCATCAGGAGCAGCTGTTTCAAGCTGTTCAAGGCTTTAGTACCTACCCCCATGCCGACAATACAATGGGATACAGAACTGTATCGAGACTGGTTGGGAATGTTTGATTCCGAGAAACAAGCCAGAATGGAAAAGGCATATGAGCTGGCAGGACTTAATAAGCTGTCAGATTATTCAAACAAGCAGATCTTCACTAAGATTGAAGCATTAGTTAAAGATCCGGACACCGTCGCTCCCAGGTTGATTTTCCAGGGAAGCGATTATTACAACATGGTGTCCGGTCCTATCTTTAAGGTGCTCATGGACAGGTTCATACTGACTCAGAATCAGTTGCCTGAGGTGAAGTTCAAGGTCGCATACAAGCAAGACACCACTGAACTTGCAGAGTTTTTGGAATCTGTACCTTGCAAGAGTTACATTGAGGCCGATTTCTCCGCTAACGACAAAACGCAAGTTAAGGATGTGCAAGAGCTAGAAGCTGTTTTTATGGCTCGCTTAGGCGCACCCAAGTGGTTCATCAAGCTGCACAGGGCTACAAACAAATTTTCGGTGTACAACACGAAGTACGGCGTGTCCGCCGTCATCGAAAATCAAATGCCCAGCGGGTGCACTGATGGAACGTTTCGCAACACTATGTGGAACTTGTGCATTTTCTATTCCTGGTGTAGAAAATCAAGGGTCCAAGGCTGTGTCGCCGCCTTTCTAGGAGACGACATGGTCGCTGGACTACCGAGACGAGTTAGACGCGCCGCTCGCAACTATAGGAGCGTCGCAGACTCGGCTAGGATGATAGCCAAGGTCACTACCTCCCCGACTCTGTCGGGCGCGCATTTCTTGTCGAAGCATTTTGTTCCCGTTACGCGGGGAGAAAATCGACACGTGATGTTGCCGTTTATAGGTAAGGTCTTGGCTAAGTTCAATTCTAGACCGAATTCTAATCAAGCCGTCTCGGATGATGAGTATATGGCCGGCAAAGCCTTGTCACATTGTTATGAGTTCAGATTCTGTCACGTCCTTAGAGATGTGTTTGTCGCGCGCGCCAATTTTCATTTGGAGCGCACTGGCGGCAAGTACAGCCTCGAAGGAGTAACTTACCACGTTAGGATCCATGCTGCCTATCCCGGAGAGATTGAGGCTCTTCTAGGCGGTGACAACAACCATCCTGATTTGGTCACAGCTGATGATCTCACTAACTTTTGGCTTAGCCTGTGCGACCTTTGTTTCACGGATGTCATGCCCTTGGTAGAGGAGGTCGTCCTGGAGTCTGACTTCAGGATTCTCGACCACTTGCCATTGCAATCTTTGACCGACTACTGACTTCCACACCACCATCATGGGCCGGTGGGACGCCAGTGCGACCCGGTCATCCCCATGTCTTCCACAACTGTGGTCAACATATACAAAAAAAAAAAAAAAAT